TGTTGGTGAGCGCCGAACCGTCCGCAATCGAGTTAAGGAGGGTCGCGATATATCCCTGTTGCATTGTGGTTCCCTATGCGAGTGTGAATACGCCGCTGGCGTTGATTGTGATTGCAAGCGTGCCGGCCGTTGTGCTGACTGACCCGCCGCCCGTGTCCAGGTCCACAACGCACAACAAGTCGTCATTGGTATTGTCGGCGTAGATCACCGCATACTTGGCCGTTATGGTGGACGATGTCCAAGCCTGGTCATCTACGTCGAATGTGATCGTGCCGACCGCCTGCGTCCATGTGGCGGTCAGCGTCTTGCCGCCTGCGGTGTAGCCTGTGCCGACCACTTCCGCCGTGAGGTCAGCATATCGGCAGTCAGTGGACGTGCCGACGAAGGTCGCGTCGAGCGCCTGCGATGACGTGGTCAGCGCCATCTTGAATGTCTGCGTGTCGAGGTCGAATGTCCCATTCGCCAGCTTCAGCTTGGCCCTGTTAAATACGATCCAGTTACCTGCGGCCATTATTCGCTGCCTTCAGTTTCAATTCTGGATATCCGGCCCTTTTCGCGCACGACACGTTTGGGACGCGACAGCGCAGCAATCGCCTTGTCTGCGTTCTTGCTCGTCACCTGCGCGAACTGGCCGACGGCCTCGCTCATCTGCCCGACTGCGCTGCCGATCACGGACACGCTCTCACTCAGCCCGATCACCGCCTGCTGCATCGCCTCGCTAGCCTGCACCATCGTATCATTCGTCATGCGCTCGGCTTTGAGCTGTTCAATCTGCGTGTCGGTTGCGTCTACCTTGTTCTTGCGCATCCGGTTCTCGAGCCGCAGGGCTTCCAGTTCCAGCTCGGTCTTCTCATCACGCGGCGGCGGGGCTGATGGGCTGGCGGCTGCGTCCTCGTCCATGCCAATGCCGGTGAGCTTGACGATGGTGTCAGCTCTGGCCTGTTCAGCCTGCGCCAGTGACTTCTCGCTGTTCGCCATAGCCAGCGACGCCTTGGCCTTGGCTTCCATTGCCAGCGCGTCGGAGAGTTCCTTCTGCGGGTCGGGCTGGTCCTGCATGGCTTGCAGTTCTTCAGCCATCGCCTGCGCTTCTTCCTCGTTCGGCTCCAGCACGCCAAGCTTCAGCAGCTTCTTGCGGAAGTATTGCTGCATCTCGGAGAGACCCTCTCCTTCCATATTCATCATCGCCATCGAGCCAAGAATTTGCATGGTCTCGGGGTCTTGCGTCAGTTGCATCATGCCGGTGATTGCGCGGACGACAGACGCGCGCCGGCTCGTGGTGCTTGGCCCAACGTCAACGGCGACGTCAAACTTGGCGTCTGCGATATCGTTGTCAGTCTCGATTGCGCCGGTCTCTTTGTTGACCATCGGCCGGGCTAGCTCCACCGTGCGGGGCTCGCCAGTGGTCTGCACCGCCTTCATCTTGCGATTAGGCTCGACGTAAATCTCACGCGCCATCGACAGCCAGACTTCACCGCAGCGCTTCACCGCCTTCCCAAAGTTGGACAGGTAGATGAAGGTCTGCATGTCCAGCTTGTTCTGGATCAGCTCAACGGCCTTGCCGCTCATGTTCGGCTGCATGATCTCGGCTTGCTGCTGGTTGCCGAGGATTTCCTGCATGTCGGTTTCAGTGATCTGCAGCAGCGCGGCCATCGCAGGCGGTATCTCCGGCGCCCGCGTGTAATCCAGCGCGCCCATAGGCTGCTCGCCGCCGTCCGCATTGGTGACGGGGTTAACCAGCAGGTACGGGTAACGCTTGATGTTGTCCTCGGCCCACGCGAGCTCGTGGCCGGCGACCTGTTCAGGGGTGAAGATGGGCTTCTGGACCGTAGAATAAGCAGATATTTCGCCCAGCTTCGTGAGCTGCATGTTTTTCAGCCGCTGCGCATCCTTGGCCAGCCTGACGTGACCCTGGCATCGCTCGATGTTGTCCACGAACCAGCGTTTGCCATAGACGGGAATGATCGGGATTTCTGACCCGGCAATCAGCCCGTAATCCTCCAGCACCTTGCCGCCTGACAGCAGGTACTTATGCACACGCTGGCGCTTGATCTTGCGTTCGCGGACCTCGACGCTGCCGGTTGCAAGCAGCGTGCGCTCCAGCTCCGGATCGTCCTCAAACTCAGCTTCCGAATACTTGGTCTCTTCGCCATCAAGTGAGCGGAATATGCGCAACGTCTCGCTGACCTGTTCCTTGACGTAATACTCCGCCACGTAAACCACGTCAGGTGTTGACCAGTCGAACTGGACGAACTGAACCACCTTGGGCCATGTCGTCGGATCGTCGTCGAAGCGGTCCTTGTAGCTCTGCACCGTCATCGCCGACAGGACGAAGCAGCACTGCGCGTCCTTTTTGTCCTGGCGCTTGGCGTTCAAGTCGAAGAAGACGGACGTGTCAGCGTCGAAGATCGGTTGAAATACAATGCGCTGCTGTTCGTTCTCCGGATCGCCCTCGTCCTCGTACTGGTTCGAGAGACGCCACGCCCCGAACCCGCCGCCCACGGCTTCCTCGAAGGCGTTGTCGTAAGCCTCGTCTGCGGAACTGTCCTGCTCATCGGCGCGGTAAAGCTCATCGCACGTGTCGGCCAGCTTTAGGTTGGTGCTCCCGTCTTTGGGGACGAAATCAACCGTGACGCGATTGTTGCGGTATTCGCTGATGATGCGCATGACGGACAGCGCGACCTTGTTGACCTCAAATCTCGGTCTGTTCGCGTACTGTTCTGCGAGGTTGCCTTCCCATTGTGCGCCGGCAATGCTGTAGAACCGGCGATCTTCGAGGCATTGGAACCGTTCGTCACGCATTGTGGCCTGGATGCGGTCGAACTCCGCCAGCGCCTCGGTATGGACGCGCTGTAGCCGCTGCTCTCTGGTTTCTCGCGCCATGATTTGCAGCCGTAACCTATCTAGACATTGGTGTCACGGTGGGGACCAATTTTACTGCCGGCCGCTGGTTGGCGTTCTTGGCCACCATTGACGGGAACAGGTCCGTCATCGCCCAGACCAGCGCATCGACCCGGTCAGGGCTTCCCGGTCCCTCAAAGCCATAGGTCGTCATCTGCGTCATTTGCGTCTCGAGCTGCGGGAAGCTGCCGACATGGTGGACGCGGCCCTGTTCGTACATCGACGCGATGGGCTCGGCCCGGACATGCTTACCGCGCGTGGCCCGCACTTCCTTGATGCGCACGTTGTTCCGCACGCTTCGCAGGGTCTGGGCTACCATGTCGCCGCCCTGGTTTACCTCGATCACGATGCTGTCAGCGTTGTGCGTATCGTAAAGGTTAACGGCCCGCCTTGCCCATTCCATGGGGCTGCCCTGCATCGAGCCGTCCTCAAGCACATAGGCTTCCTGCGTCTTGTGATGGACGCCAGCCACGATGATGCCGTGTTCGTCGCTGTCCTCGTTGTTCGATATCGCAGGGTCAACTGACACCACGACACGGTTGAGCTGGTCGCATTGCCTGACGCGGGACGCTTCAATCTGGCCGTAAGTCCACAGCGCGTTGGGAATGTCCCCGAGGATTTCGCCCCTGAGTTCCTGCCGGCCGAGGCGTGTGCCTTCATAGCGTAGCTGGATCTTCTCGAGGAACTTGGCTGCGAGGTTGGACTTGTTGTCCATCGTGGTCCCGCGCGTGATGTGGACTTTGCCTTCGCTGCCCGCCACGATGGCCTTGACCAGCTCGACAGGCCTTGGCGTGGTCGTCACCAGTACGCGGGGATGCTCGCCAAGGCGCAGGCCAAAGCTCAACTGGTCCCACGTCTCGCGAGCATAGCGCCACTTGGCCAACTCATCGCACCACGCCAGGTCAAACTGCGGACCCCTGAGTTGGTCAGGCTCGGTGGCGTTGAACGTGGTTGCAACTGCGCCATTGGCCCACGTCAGGCGGCGCTTGGATGGCTCATACAGCGGCCGCTCGCCTTCGGGGTAGACGGACAGGATGCCGGAGACGCCCTCCACCATGACGTCACGGGCATCGGCTGCTGTCTCCCCGATCAAGGCTATGCGTTTGTAGCCTTTGGCAACGCATTCTTTAACCCATTCAGCGCCGGTGCGGGTCTTGCCCCAGCCACGGCCTGATAGGATCAGCCAGATATCCCAATCGCCATCGGGGCTAATCTGTTCGGGGCGGGCTAGGAAGTCTCGCCAGTCATACAACAGCGCGGCCTGTTCCGCTGGCGTCAGCTTGTCCACGATGGCGTTGCGTTCATCGCGTGGCAGGGATGCCAGGCGCTCGGCGACGCTCTGGGTCATTTGCTGGTGATCTGGTCGAGCAGGGATTTGACACGCTGGCCGGCAATGCCGTGATCGATCTGGATTGCTGGCCTGCTGTCATCGCCGCTGTGATGAACCTGGAGCGGCGCAAGCTTGGGGAATATGCCGTTGTAGAACGCGTCGGGGTTTGTCCTTGCCCACTCAACCAGACCGTTCACACCGCCCAGCTCGGAGAATGCAATCTCAACGGCTTCCTTGAAGGCCTTGGTCTGCGTGCTGACCGAACCTTTAGGCCTGCCTGCTCCCGGTCTTCTGCCACCTGCGCCCATTGTGAATGCTTTGATATTTATTTAGCGTTTAGGCTTCTTGGCAGTCTTGGCCGCAGCCTTGAATGCCGCAGCGGAAGGCGCGCCCTTGGTTCCGGGCTTGCGCATTGTCTCGCCGGAGCCTGCAGCGATACGGGCCTTCTTGTCTGCGATGTTGCTGTAGAGACCGCGCTTACTCGCCATCAAAGAAAACCTCGATAGGGTCCGGAATGTCGGCGTTGTGATACTCGTGTCCAATCCAGAGTTCAATCACGACGCGTCGCGGATTGTCAAGCAGGATGGCGGTTGCCTGTGGCCATGACCGGGTCGGCTTGAACGTCTTGCGGAAAGCTGCGGTCCACATCTCGGCAACGGCCTGGCAGGCTGCTGCTTCGATCAGGCGCTGTGCCTTGCGTCGGCGCAGGTTGGAGACGTCCAGTTCGCGGACTGTTTCGATGACGTGGGCGACAATGTCGTCGATAAAAGCATCATCGACGATGTGGGGATAGAACAACCGCTGGACTATGGATGCGTGCATGGGGAAGGACCCGCCAGAGCTAGGGTTCAATCTACTCTGACGGGTTGGACCCCTCGTCGGTCAGCACCGACACGGAAAATCTACCTATTCCGCCGCGTCTGTCAACGTCACGGACGCCATTGTCAGCGCCTTGGCCCGCTCGAGCAGGAACAGGATCACGCCGACGTCACTGGTGCTGGACGTGATCCATTCTGCGCCGTCCGCATCGAAGCCGAGGACGATGGCGCTGGCAAGCTTGCCCTTGGCTGCGGCGAGGATGCCATCCGAAGACATGCTGGGAACAATAAGCTTGACCACGTCACCCATCAGACATCGGTCCGAAAGAAATCGTCGCCATGCGGGATGGACGCGCCAGCGTCGGAACCATTCGGCCCGGTGACGGCGGGGATCTCATCGAACGTCAGGGTCGCCATCCGCATTTTCGTAACGTCGATGTCAGCAGGAGCTGGCGGCTCGGCGCGTGCGGATTGCAGGGCCATGTCGGCGGCGTGCAAGCGAGCCTGGGCGTCTGATAGATTTACTGTGGCTTGGCCCATACGGGTGTCAGCCAGGATTTGATCAACGCGGGCATCGTCTCGCGCCCCAAATGCTCGGCGGACTGCGGCGCTTGCTTCACGGAATTCTGCGACAGCTTCGGCTTCGGTCATGGTGTGGTCTCCTCTCGTGTCAGGCGAGCGTTGTGCATTGCTTGCCGCGTGTGGTCAACCGAAAACCAGCAAGCTGCAATCAGGAGCGCACCAGTCGCACCTACCTAAAGGTAGTAGGTGCGGTGCGGTGCGGCCCTTTCCTGATTTTGCTAGCTTTTTGCCAGACCCGCACCAGTGCACCTAGGTGCGCTCAGGTGCGCTAGGTGCGCTTCTGACCATCCTGAGTTGCGCCACCCATTCGGCCTGCACGATGTGCCAGCCGCCCTGTGTCGGTGCGATGTAGGAGGCTTGCAAGAGGACGCTGACCGGCTTGTGTTCGGCGTTGGGGTTGAGGTAGTTCCGGACGGCTTTTTCCGATATTCCATCTATTAGAAAAACTTCACGCAAAGCGTCCCTGTCAACGAAGGGAAGACTATCCCGCCAGACACATCCGCCATGCTCCCACGCGCGCCGGAATGTCTGCTGGTATTGCCCCGCCTTGGGGTGAACCTTCGCGTTGGCCCGGCGCTCGCTGAGGGAGACGACTGCGCTTGTGACCTGTTCGCCATCCTCGTCCAGCCAGCCTGTGATCGGGACCGACATCAGCTCAACAATGATGTCCTCGGCCAGCTCGGCGTCCTTGCTCTTGCGCTGGACAACCTGCATCAGGCCGTTGTCCTGTGGAACCACAGACACTTCAATGTCGAGCGCCCCGCGCCAGGCGGAGGATCCCCGCGCCCGGTGCTGGGCCTCGTCTGACACTCCCGTATGGTGGACAAGTATTACTGCCGCTTTGAATGTATCCATCAGCTCGGCGCACGCATCCAGCATGGTCTTGGTGTCCTGCGCCTTGTTCTCGTCACCGTTGAGAAAGCGGTGCAGGGTATCGACCACGATAACGGAAGGCGTTACCGGAAGCTCCCGGACCGCGTCGGAGACGCGCCGCAATCCCTCGCGCGTGTTGAGGTCGCACCCGCCTTTGGATAGCCACATGTCG